ATGGAATCGATATGTTAAGAACAAAAAGAATCACATTAGGTTTAAGTCGGGTAAGAACAAAGGTAAATTAGACCTAAAGAAGATGGCTAAATTAGGCGGTTTTGGTAAGAAAGGAGGTAGAAAATAATGCCAGTTATAGAAATGCGTGAATCATTAGGCTCAATAGATGTAGAAATTAAAGAACTGTCTCCAGGAGTGGCAGTAGTGCAAAAAAGAATTAATCTCAAACCGGGTAATTTTCAAAGGAATATGCTTCAAATGGATTTATTTTTTGATGATTACCCCCACACATTAGGCAAACCTACCCCCGAAAACTTTCCGGGAATTATTGAATTCTTTGTGACACCTACTCCAATTATTTTAACGAGTGAAACTGTAAGGTTAACACCTAATGCCGGCCCTCTTGCATCAAACCCAATAGTGTTATTCAAGGCTATTTTAGAAGGTTCCCAGGTCACTAGATTCCCTCAAGATTTTCTTGCTACTAATGCTAACTTCCCGTTTTTTCACGACCAACTATTCATCAGTATGGTGTTTCATGTAGAAGGAGATTTATCTGAATACATTTTTACAAGATTTGCCGCATCTTTCTATATGTCATATAAAGAAAAGAAAATTCCGGCATATCGTTCTGCCATGGGTGTAATAAGTGAAAGGTTTGCTTCTATGTTAGCAAAGGCACAAAGCAATGGTAGAACTTTACAAAATGTAACAGATTTACAAGGTTCTTATATTCCCTCATATAATTGGGGGGGCATTAGACCGGAATATATGGTCGATGGTCAAACTTTAACACAGTTCTTTTTGAATCTTGATTCACAGGCTAGTGAACAAATGCAAGGTACTGGTACTTTGAGAGTATTTGCTGCTCAAGCCCGTCAAATGGTTTCAAATCCCGATGCATTTGGTTCACCTGGCGGTGCTGCTGGTGCAGTTCCGGATTGGTTTGTAACAATATTACCAAAAGGTGTAGAAGCAGGAGCAGTTAGACCGCAATTTCCTCCACGGGTAACTCAAGATAATCCTGGAGCCCCAGGTTTGGGTAACATATTGATGGTGTGATTTATGACAAATAATGAATTATTATCAAAGATAGTAAAAGAATTGAGGGAGTTGAAAAAATTACTCAAGGACTTGAAGCAATAGCACCAATAGACAAACAACAAAACGAGAGAATCGTTTGGTGTGAGAGATTACTCTACCTCATTGTTGTTCTTCAGTTTCCTCAACTTGCTTCGCTAGTGTAGTAAACAAAGCATAATCGATAACACCGCGATTTAATAATATCACTAGAAGTCTTTTAGATTCTAATTCAGCAATTATCTGGCTTTCATTTTCATGAGCGTCAAGTTTTGCAAGAATGGCATTTTTTACCCACTTTGACCTAGATTGTGTATAAGAAATCTTATTTTCTAAGCGATGATGTAAACTCATAGGTAAACCAATAGTGATTGGTAAAACTTTGTCACGACTTCTAGGTCTAGGAGTCAAGTCGCATCACCGCTATAGGATATGATTTGTAACCGCAAGTCATACATTTCTTTCTAACATATTGGATTTTGTCCATTTTAGGATACTCCGTCCGCATGTTTTCTTCACCACAGTTGAAACAAATCATATTCTATTCCAACCCTTTTTTTCATACTCCAGGCGTTGACAAGTTCCACACCTGGTGACTTTCTGATAAATTCCGTTTGAACTTATTTTTCTACCACAATCACAATAAATTTTCATTCTTCTTCCTCCTTTAATTTCCAAATATGATGATTAAATTCAATCAAAGCATTTGGATAATTTTCATGCAAAAAATTAAGCAACTCATCTATAGTTTTCATTCTTCTTCCTCCTTCCTTTGTCGGCGAACAGCAATCAAATAATCAATCAATTGCTCTTTCGTCATTTTTTCTATTTCTTCCTCCTGTTTTGAGATTTCACACCAACAGCGACTTAATATGTCTCTTCGTCGGGCTCTTCTTTGCTGGATTGTTTCTTCCATGATTAGTCCTAACTGGCTATAATATATAATTGATTCGTTATTAATACTACAAAATCATTATTTTTCCTGGTAGAGTGGGTACTGCGTACTATATACACTCTACTAACCGGCAGAGATGGTCACGCTATGCCAACACTAACATAATAAACCCCAACCTATCATGATAGAATATGGCTAAAGCAAAAGGCGATATCATTTTGAGAGATAGACTTCAATTCTCTCTTGATGCTACAGGCAACAGAAGTGTAAATTATGGAAGAATAGATTTGAGTGACTATGTAAATGTAGTTCGCGACCAGGGATTACAAGTAAAAGAAATCACATATCAGTTAAGAAGAACTGGCCCGGGTGGCAATACATCTGCTTTTGACCCAGTTTTGGGAGATGGTACAACTGCTTTCGCGTCCATGGTACTCTTTGCGACTACCACCGCATATGAGGATGCTAATGATGTTGGTATTGCTTCACCTAATGTTTTGAACAATTATGTATTGACAACTACTAGAGAAACTAATCTTGACGGTTCACAACTGTGGGAGAATCAAGAAAGGTTTCGAGGTGTCTATGACCTTCATCCCGACGGTTATACTCTCGTTACAGATTTACTTATTGGTATTGCTGCAGACAACTGCACAAAATATCAAGGTGAAACTGTTGAAATAGACATCATGATGATTGCAGAACCTCGCAAAGTAAGCAAAGACGATTTAGAAAGAATGGTTGCACAAGCAAACGACCTGTGAAGGTGGTTTGAGTGAGTTTAGCAAAGGACATCGTCAAAGATATTGCTACTGGCGTGGTAGTTGGTCTTATTATTGGTGATGAAGAAACTGTCTTCCCTATTGATATGGTGGCTATACCAGCGTTTCAAATGCACATGGTGCAAGGAACCCCATCAATGCAAGTCTACATCAAAGCCGGTGAAACTTTAGTCCCTACAGGGGGTAATGTAGCCGACATGACTGAAAATATGTCTGTAGAGGCTGTGAGTCAAACACCAGCGACTAAGAAGAAACCTAAACTGTCTAAATGGAATCGATATGTTAAGAACAAAAAGAATCACATTAGGTTTAAGTCGGGTAAGAACAAAGGTAAATTAGACCTAAAGAAGATGGCTAAATTAGGCGGTTTTGGTAAGAAAGG